GTTTTGCCCGTCATCTGGTACGTTAGCTGGGGGCAATACACTATACACAGCGCCAGCAGCACCATCGCCGCCGTTACCACCGTTTGCTTTACCCTCAAAACCGTTAACAAGTACCAATATTATTTTTGAGTCTGCAGCAAAAGAACCCGCCCTTATAGAAGTTTGACCAAATGAGTAAGCGGCTAATACAAATGTTATTGTAACAGCTTGAGAAGGAGCGCCAGCTAAAACATAAAGATTCACTTCGCCTAATGCGCCGTCTAAAACAATCTCGCTGTTATCCTCAAATGCTGCTTCATAGGTCATGGCATCTACTTTATATTGCCGCCCTTCTTTAGTGTAGCTAGGATTTATTTTTAAAATCTGTGCTCTTATGTTGTTAGAGTTTGCACCGTCAAAACCTTGGTCTACCTCGCTGTTAATATTAACTACGTCCCCAGTTTTATAGTTAATGTATCTTTCATTTGCTGTGAACGTTCTTAAATACGGCGTAAATTTAAAACGACTTACGTAACGCTGAACTAATAACTCTGCGCTATCTTTATTTAGCATTACATTGTTTTCAAAGCGCTTGTCTTTATGCTCGCCATATAATTCAGGCACTATTATTGTGTTGTCGGCAAATTGAGCGCCTTTTTTATAACTGGTGGTGCTGTCATCATCTGCTAGATTGGCTTTGTTATACAACACTAGCGCCCTTGACGCTCTTATGCTTTCCTTTGGCTTTTTACTGATAGCATATGCGTTAACTTCCTTGCCCTCTGTAATTGTTGTGCTACTTTGTTTCCATACGCTTATAGCTGATAATTTCGCTTTGTTCTCTGTAGTGCTAAACCACAAATCCATTAAAAACCCGTTGAGAACACTTTTTAGTACATCGTTAACGCTTCTAGATTCAATGTGTAATGTATTTATTCTTGTTGTTGCATGCCATTCGTTAACCTCTGCGGCCCATTCAGCCGATGGTATCAATGCGGGATCAAAATCAGAATCAATTAATACCCTAGTAATTAAGCTATCAATAGTTTCATCGTCTGACTCATCACATATAAATATCTCATCACCTGCGCTATGCTCGTCTTTTTCTGTTAGCGTTAGTAATTCGCCCGATTGCGTACCGACAATAGACAGCCCCCTAGTAGTAACTTGTATTTTATGGTCACTAGGATTTGAAGTGTCAACACCTGTCACCCTTGTAAACTCGTCACCAATACGGATAACCATACCTATCGTGTAAACAGTATCATTATCGACCTGTAATATTTGCTGTGTGTCTGTTGTGTCTTGACGTAAAAAACTATTAGTAGCAATAGGCCACTCTTTCTCATCTAAATTAGCCAAAGACATAACGTCTTTACAGTTTAGCTTCCATGTTCCTTTACTACCTGCGTTAAAAGATTCCGCTACATAGTGCCGAGTTTCTGCACCGTTAACTAAATCAATCGAGCCGTCAGACTCTACACGATAAAGTTTTAGCCTTACCAGCTTGTTATCAAATATCTGTCTTGCTGCAAGCTTACCGAAAAATGTACCTTGCTTTTTAACTGTGTTAGTGACTGCTGGCGCTTCTGGGTTGGGGTCTTGTCCTGTAAAATCATCAAAAGTTATATTTAATGAGCCACGCCCCGCCAAGCCTTTGCCTGGCATTATTGAGGTAGCAGTCTCGCCTATTGATTTAATACATCTAAAAGGAGAGCCTTTAATTAATGGTGCGTTTTGATTGGTGAATTTATACGTTTTATATTCGCCCGTCCATGCTTCATCACAAGTCAAAGGCGTACCGTAACCACTAGCGCCACCAATTGTGCAAGCGCCTGTTATCACTGGTAAGTCAATTTCTAGAACTTCAAAGTGCTGTTGACTTCTCATGTCTTTTGTTTGTTCAAATGTAGCCATTTTATAACCCGTTAAAAGCATTAAAAGATAGTTTGACAGCGTTTAGCTTTCTTGTTTGCGGATGCGCCGCTATATCGTGTTTGGCATCAAAACAAATATAACTGCTTTGCGGGTCATTCACTCGCTCTTTAATAAAAAAAGGTTGTTCAAAAGTAAAATCTATAAAGTCTTGCCACTCATCCATGGTAAAATCTAGGTCGGTATTAGGTAGCGTTAAACTCCCCTTTAAGGCTTTTGGTTTTTGTAATGAGCTAACGGGCGCTGCTTGCATGTTAGTCGTTGTGCGTTGCTGCAATTGACGCATAAGCCACAACCTTTTATAGCCTGCTTGCTCGCCTGTTTCTATGTTTAAATGTTTGCCGGCAGCGACATAGCTTACTGTTATTTCATTTGTTAATGGGGCGCTACTTGGCAGAGGTAAAAACTTTATTATTAAATTTGTAAAGTCTCGCTCTTCAAACGTAAACATCAAGTTGTTATTTCGCTTTAACGGTAAAACGAACTGAACAAAATCTAATCCATCATAAATAGCGACCATAATATCCCCCTCATTAGTTCCGTTATGACCAGATACAGCAACATAACTAATACTGGTTTGCGCCCCATAATCTATAGAGAAATCAGATACGTTAGCTCCACACGTATAGTTTAGCGAATGGTCGGGGTCTGATAAATTAGCGGGGATTTCATCTGTACCGGGGTCGGTTATTGTCGGCACTTGGTCGATTAAAACATTTGTGTATGATATTGATAAACCCATCTTAAAAACGCCCCTCTACTTGACCTTTATTTAGCGCACTGGCTAGCGCATCAATTAATTCGTCACCGCTGTCAGTCGCAAAGCGTATTTCATTAGAAGCCGAGCCACTAGCGCTGCTATCTGTTAATTGCAATGTATCTGTATCTTGTACGAAATCTGGCCCTGTAGGTGCTACAGAAGATTGAACCGGAGCAACAGAACCTCCGCCTTTTGAAGCGCTCAGTATGCTTGATATTTGAGCAGCACCCATAGCCGCTGTTAATGCTGCACCTGCGTAGTTTTGCTTTGCTAGTGCGGCTGATATACCCTCTGCTGTATTAATTACCGCGATACCTGCACTTATCGCTTTATTGTCCTCAAAAACAAAAGCCGCTAAGTCCATTGCTGAACGAGCGTTACTTTCCATCATTTTACTTTTGTCTTTTTCGCCTTTTTCTTCTGTTTTATTTTGCTTATTGTTTAACTTTTCTTGTGCGGCTTTGGCTTTGTTCTCGTCATCCCTTAGTTTTTTATTGTTCTCTTCAATCTTTTTGTTTTTCTCATCATCCATAGCGATTAAGTCATCAAGATAACGCTCTTCCAACTCTTTAGCTAGCTCATGATGCTCACCTAGAATTTCAAGCTCTCGCTCATATTTTTCATGTAGCAAATCCTCTTCTGTTTTAAAGCTATCAATTATAGACTGCTGGTTTTGCTCTCTTAACTCAGCTTTCTTTTTGTTTATCTCATCTTCGACAAAGCTGCTATTTTCAATGCCATTAATTTCGGTACTAACTAGCGCTGGTGCTTCTGCGGTATTATTTAAGGCGTCTAACGCTAGTCTTATTTCCTCGCGCTCTGCTTTTAGCTTTTCTAGCAGCCTATTGAGTCTGTTCTCTTCTGCCCCGCCTGCTGTTTGTAGCTTTTGCTCAACCTCTTGTATGCTCTCAAGTATAGGCAGTAAGTCGGTTTGTAAGTCGGCCCTTGTTCCTTCGTTTAATGAAGCAAAGAAAAAAGAGGCGGCATTAGCCGCGTTAACAAACCAGTCTGATAATTTAACAAGGCTTTTTGTTGCTAGATTTGTTGCCGCTTCGCCTGCTAAATTTAAAGCCACATCCATATCTTCAAGCTTTTTCAAATCTTCGGCAGTTAATGGGACTGTTACGCCTGACATGCCATCGGCTAATTCTTTTGCTTTTTTGCCGCCCTCAGTCATCAGTGGTATTAAATTGGTGGTATCTGATGCCATACCTTCTAAAGCGTGCGACATTTGGACAGTTGACACTTCCGCATCTTCCATTCTGTTTACCATTTCTTGAAGTATGTCAGGGCCAGCCATGGTTGAGAATTCTTTGGCTACTGCTGTTGCTTCTTCTTTTGTTAACTTCATGGCGTCAACAAAATCCATAAAGCCACCGCCACCAGTGTTCAAGAAGTCACCTATCTTTTCGCGGGTATCTTTTGAAATGTCACCCAGTTTTTCAAGGCCAATACCCACCGTAGATGTGGCAAAAGCCATACTTTGAAGTCTTTCAGTAGACACACCTGAAATATTAGATGCTATTTTTAACTCTCTACCGTATGCTGTCGTTTGTTTTATTAGGGCAACAGTGCCAACGGTTAAAGCGGTGACAGCAACACTAGCAACACCTAGAGCTTTGCCAAACGTGCCCGCTGAATTACTCATTTTTTTAAATTTAGTATCTGTATTGTCGGCTGAATCGCCTAGCTCGTTAAGTTCAGTTTTCGCGCTTTTTAGTTTAGCGTCTAACTGATTTGTTTTCGCTTGAAGTTCAATTGTTAATTTTTCACTAGCCATTATTTACACCTTTTAGCCATTCTTGACTAGCTCCGTTAATTTTTCTCTCAGCGTTAAGCATTACAGATAAGTCAGAGCCTTCCTTGTTTTCTTGGTCTGACAAATACATCAACTCAACAAAATCAAGCGCCCAAGCTTCTGACGGTTGTAGCTTTAGATTATGTACAGCATGTTTGAACCAGTGCCAGTAATCAAAAGGATCTGATTTGTACGGCCTATTTACTAAGCCTCTGTATCCTTTTTTTTTACATGTATATTTGCTTGTATATAATCGTTAAACGCTAAAGCAATAGATAGTAATACCATTGGATACTCTTCACTAAAACCATCAATGCTTTCTGTTTGAAACCATGATGTTCTAAATGTTGCATCATCAAATTCATCAAGCGGTATGTTTAGATCTTTATCAGTAATGCAGTAAAATATATTTGACGCAATATCACGACTATACAACTTACTTAGCTCTACGTGTTTAGCAACTTTTGACTGCTCAACATCCGACGCATACGCTTGTATGTAATCTTGTAATACGGTTGATAAATCCAAACCCGTAGCGTCAAAAAAACGCTTGAAATTAGATAAAGACCAACCGTATTTATAAGATTTGTAAGCTAGCTTAAACTCCATTATGTTTGCGGAGTACGTGTTACTTCGCCAGAACTAGACAATGTAAAGCTAGTCGATACCTTGTCACCATGCGGGATAGCATCGCTAATGCCACTAGGAACAAACTTACCCGAATATGATTCGCCACCAGTAAACGTGACAACGTAATCGTCTTGAGTACCTGTAAATGCTTCGGCTTTGATTGCTTCGTAGTTATCAGATACATTATAAATCATAGTACCTGTTAAAACGATTTGCTGACTTGAGACTTCGGCATCAAGCATAGTTACAAAATCACCATTGCTTTTATTGCTGATGTCGATCGGCGTACCATTCATTGTTAATGTAGCTTCCATTTGACCAAAAATATCAGTCGGTGAAGCGCCTTTCTGGATTAAAATATTAGTACCGTTAATTTCGCCTGCCATGTTTTTATCCTCTGTTTGTAAATGTTAAAAAATTAATTGTTAGGTCACGCTGAAACCAAGCTTCACTTTCTACGCCTGCGTTGGTTTCACTGTCTAAAATGCTTATCACTTGGTCATTATACACTAACTCAGTATTATAGCTAAATGCGCTTTTAAGTTCATCAATTGCTTGTAGTTGTGTATTGTCGTAATTGTCGTTGTTGAGCGACACAAAAACACTGACTTGATACAATCCGCGCTCTTCGTCTCTGTCGGTTGTAGACTTTCCCATCATGTCACTAGTTGCCGGTATGTAATAAACAGCTAACCATAAATCTTTATTTTTAGGCTTAAACTTTTTATTTTCAAATGCAACATCTGCTGTCGTTAGCCCCGCAGGTAAGTTATTTATTAAGTGACTTAAAAAAGCTTGTTTTGTATTTAATTGGCTCATAGTTTTTTTATCTTACTCTGCATTCGTTTAAGGTTTATTCTAACCCAGCCTTTCGCGCCCTTTAGCTGCTTACTATAGCCGTTTTCTGATAACTTCTCGTATTCACCAGACCTTTTAATGTAAGAGCCTTTTTTTACTGGTTTAGGGAATCCCCCATATTCAAGAATACCAATATAAGGCAAATTATTAGTAAAGTATATTTTTTTACCTAAAACACGTTTGGGCATTTTACTAGCTTGGCTCAATGAGGCACCACCACCAATACTAGCACTAGTTGTTGTTTTGCTTGATGGCGCAGTAACTGATAAAAACCAATTATTCCTAGCCCTGCCTTTGTCGGCTGGCGTTTCTTGTACAATGTCTTTAAGACCTGCAAGGTAAACCCCACGCACGTTATCGTTAGCGCTCTGCTCTAGTTGGTCGATGGCGAGCTTAACGCCTTTCAACCCCTTTAATGGCATTACTGCTGCCTTACCTGTGCAATGTATACCAATACGTCACTGGTCGGCGCTTTAACGTCTACACTAATAACAATAAACTCGTCATCACCTTGCTTGATAATGTCACCTGTTTTTATTTCAATATCGTTATTACTTACAAGCTCTCTATCACCTGCAACAATATTGCCGCCTATCATTTCTTTATCGTAGCTCTTAAAGATAGCGTTAAAAAGTAAAACAGGAGTATTAGTAACTGTTGGTGTGTCTAGTGGAGTATTACCACCCGTAGACACTTTAAGCATTAAATAAACTTTATCAATACTAGCCGAGCCTGTTTTGTTAATGGCTTTTGCTAGTCCTGCTTTAATTTTGTTTTGTATATTTAAACTGCTCATTAGTCATCTTTCTCGTTGTTATTATCAGCCCATATAATTAACTTTGTGCGTAGTGGGTCTTCTATACAGTCACTATATTCATCAAGCATATTCAGTAGTTGCTCAACTGGTCTAGTGTTTCTAATATCAACACTCAGCGTTAACGTTTTCATTAACCTAAATATCCGAAGTTATTAGCGTTAAGTTGACCGAAGCCACCAACCCCGCCACAATTAGCAGCAGACAAACCAGCTTTAGTAAATGGAAATAATTGATTGTCAACGCCTTGGATGCTTGCGTTAGTTGATGCGCTTGAACCGTCTTGATATGTTTCAGAGTAAACACCATCAACATTAAAGCTTTTAAGTCTTTGACCGTCATCTATGTTATTAGTTGTTGCGCCTGAATTAATAGCGTCAGCAGCGTATAGTTGAGCCATTCTGACCTCTTGCGGGATAATATCACTAGGCAAGCCAAAGCAATTTTGCAATACGTTTTTACGTGGAAAAATACCCGTTTGCGCCTCATTAACTCTTGAGCCTTGTAAGTTTCTTTCCTCTGTCAATAAAAGCAGGTAGCCATTGCGTAACGTAATTTCTGCCTCAGTATCATCAATAGGCAAATTAAGCCCATAGTTAACCGCTAACAACCTAGCATCGACCAAACTTAAAAATGAATCCGCACTGGGAACAATAGTTCCATCTTCTACTATTAACGCCATGATAAAAACCTCTATAATTTTATTTAGTTTAACACATAGATTGGAGATTAAAAAGAAAGCAAAAAAAACCCTACATAAGAGTAGGGTTATGACTTAAACTTGTTTTTTCTCATGTCTGAAAAAGACAACCCAAGCCACCAAGGGAAAAGCAATACCAACCCAGCCAAAATAATAGAAGTTAAGAACAACGTATCAAGCAATCTTTTAAATTTTCTAATACATAGAGAAAGTGCTCCATTTCAAAGGTTGAGCTACTTTTATTTTGTATAAAATCTTGTATCAATTCATAATGAATTTCTGCCTCAGTCATGTGCGCGTCCATGCAGTAAATCCTCCCTTAATCTTTTGTACGTAAATTCAAGCCTAGGTTTGCATCATAAACGGTTATAGTAGCATATTTCTCACTAGCTACCCATACGCTAAGTTTATCGCCCGCAAGTAAGCCATTTAAAAACCCTACATAAGATTAGGGTCATGACTTTTATGCTAGTTAAACGTTTTCAACGTCACAACTTAGCTCTTGCATTAATAACTTAACATCTGACAAGTTACCGCCAACTGCCGTTACTGTGATTTCTTTTTGGCTGTCATCAAGTACAACACTTAGATTAACGTCAGTATAGTTATCAACTACGTGCCAAATCACCTTATCAAGGTCAATAGTAGTAGGTGTTGAAATAACCTTAGCAACACCGCCTACTAAATCAAATTGATAAATCTTCTGNTTAGCTTTAATGTCTGCACCATTAACAGCTTCATTGTCAGCAGTAGAGTTAGGCACGATCACTTTACCGTCAAACTCTGATTTACCGTTAACAAATAAAGCATGTTTCGCGCCTGTGTAATCATCAATAATTACAGCAGCATCTTGAACTGGTAGAGGTGAAGCAACTCGCGCAACGCGGTAACTATCAAAGTTTACATTGTCAGGTGATAAAGCAAAGTAAGCTGAACGGTTGTTAGCTGCACCCGCAGTATCAGAGAATGCAAAGACACCTAAGTTAGCAGTTGCAGCATTCTGAGCTACAAAAGTACCACCAACATTAACACCTAATTGTACATCAGTAGCGACCCCGTAAGAGCCTGTGGCGTATACAGCAGCGGAAGCGTTCAACACTCTACCCTCGCCATTTAAACCAACCACAGCAACAGTCATGTCATTTGACGAGCCTTTATAATGTGATGTTATTGTGGCTGCGTTAGCATAATCTAAATCAAGCGGATTACCACTACCACTGGTGTAAACCTCGTTCTCAACTAATAACGCTCGTTGCGTATCGGTTAGCGAGTCAGTATCAACAGACTTCATTTTAATATGTGATGCGAAGTCATAACCGCCCACGTAACCAGTGCCAGCAGTTACAGTTTTATCAACTTTTAAGGCCCCCGTCATAGTATCGCCAGCTTTCTCAACTTTGCTGTCAATATCTGTTTCAACATCAGCCGCCAATTGAGTGCGACCAATAGAATCATCTACAACTTTAACATCGCCACCACCAGTGGCCGCCAATATTTCTTCGAGTAGTTCATTTCTAATACTCATAATAACCCTTAAACTTTTTGTATTATAATAACAGCGTTGTAGCCTGTAACATCATCGCCACCACTGAATTGCACTTCAAACTCAACCGCTGTCGATTGATTGATATACGTTACTGGGTGAATTAACGAACCTGAATTGCCATTGTTATCGGTTAATATCACAGTACCTTCAACGCCTATGAATTGAGTGTCAGAGGCGTTGAATATCTGAAAGTTTGTAAACGAGTTAGTGTTAATGCTAGTACAATTAATAAAGGCTTCAATCTTGTATTTATAACCACCCTCTAACCGTATTTTATTGTCACTTATCTTTGATATGTCAGAGCTATCATTGAACACTTGGTTGTTTGCTATTTGCAACACTGGATTAGCAAAACTTACTGAGCCTGCACCGTAGCCACGCTCAAAGATGGCACTTTCTTTTCCTTCGTCACCTCCCGGAGTTGTGCCACCAGTGGCCGCCAATATTTCTTCGAGTAGTTCATTTCTAATACTCATAATTCACCTTATAAGGCTAAAAGCCAATCTTTTAAAAGTTGATTTCTGTTGTTTATGTCTGAGACTGTACCGCCGTTAGCAACAACGATATCAGCAAGTATTTGATTCATTGAGCGCATAATTACCCCCTTCTTTAGACTTAAATATTATAGCATTTATAAGCGTATAAAAAAGCCCCGATAAACGAGGCTTAATTATTGCGCTTTATTCTTTGGCTTTCGCCTTAGTTTTGCGCTTTGGTTTTTCCTGCTCTTCTACTGGTTGGAATTTAATATCAACTACTTTGTAGCCTTTTTTGTTCCATTCCGTTTTATCAGCAGTAGAGCAAGGATGAAGTAAATATTTTATCTTATCCATGCTCATTCGCCTTATTGGTCTAAATCTGCAATCGCTAATGTACCAGCTGTGTGTTTAGGGCTAGACATAACGCTATCCCAGTTAGTGCCAGTAAATAACGCGGCGTCATCTGGTGAAGCGCCACCGTTTGCAACATCCCAAGCGTAACCTTTGAGTTTAGCACCGAAGGTATAATCTGCTTGCCAAGTCGTTTCAATGCGTTTTTTGCCATTGGTCGTTTCAAGGTTAGTAACGATGTCGCTAGTGTTATCAATGATAATACCGCGATCTACTAATGATAAAACTTTCGTTTTGTTAGGCGTGCCGGTTTCAAGCAATGCAGGGATATCTGACACGACAAAGATTTTACCAAGGATTGATTGAATAGTGACATTACCAGAATTAAACAACTCTTCGCCATTCTGCAGCCCTTTTTCAAGCAACTTATGATAAGCTGCGCCCGTCATAATGTCAGCACGTAGCATTTGCGACATATCGCCAAACTTAGCATGTGAGCCATTTAGCGCAGACTGAGTAAGCGCACCAGCACCAGCAGTTAAGGCTGAAACATCGTTAACTAAACCAGCTTGGTTTTCTATTGCAGCAACCGCACAACCAACACCAGTGTTGAGTTGGTCAGCTAATAACGCGTCAGCGAAACCTTGTGCAATGTTATTTATCGCTTCTTCTGGGTTAGATAACAAGTAAGTCATTTGTGAAGGCTCAAATAATACAGGGCCAAAACCACCAGCGACTTTAACGCCTACGACTTCTTTTTCATTGTAGTTGGTTGAACTTTGCGCAGTGTTAGCACCACCACGATTAACTCGGCGTTGTGCGCTTGCCAGTGTTGCGGCAAAAGACGCTTTAGAAAAATCACCAGTAAAACCGTCAGCCGATAATATAATAGTATTACCAGAGGCTGCGTTAAATTTTTGTAAGTCTTGTCCGATTAGTTCAATAGTACGTAAGCGGATTTGTTCATCATAAATAACCATATTTGCGTTTGACATTTTTATTCTCTCTTTTGAGTTGTGTTACTAATTAAGTTAAACCAGCAGCGCGTAAACGTTGTTTAAACTCTGCATCTTGCCCGCCATTAGCAACACCATTGCCTTGGCTTCTTGTTGTGCCTGCTCCACTAGAATCGACACCTTTTAAGATCTTTGCAAATTGAGGTTGTTCGCTAGCCCAGCTTTTGAACTCATCAATATTGTTCGCTACCACTTTACCATCTTGTTCAAATGTGATAACGGGTTGTTGTTGGTCATTATAACCAACTTTTAGCATGTTTGACAACCTATCTCCCGCAAGGTCTTTAAAATCGTCATGAATTAAGTTTTGAACCTGATTTAATACGCTACCTTTATCACGCGACAAAAGCGCTTGTTGTGCTGCTTTAGCCGCTTCGTTGGCGGTTGCTGTTTGCTCTGCCAGTTGAGTTTCATAATGAGACTTTAAGCCGTCCATATCATTAGAAGCTTTTAACCTTGCCTCTTCTGCTCTAACCGCTGCTTGTCTTGCGTCCTCTGCAATCTGCGCCTGCTCTGCAACGCTGCCTTGAATGCTTTTCTTTTCCCCGAGTAATTGCTCATTTTTGTTACGTAGCCCCTCAGTCTCTTTTGTAAACTCAGCTTGAATAGCTGCTGTTACTTCGTCTGTTAAATCAAATTTACTTAAGTCCATGTGACCCCCAAGGTCGTTAGTTGTAGCAGTCTCTAACCGCTGTTTTTTACGCGTTATTGCGTTTAGCTTTCTTTTCTTTTTTCTTTCTTTCTATTTCTTTTAGAATATTGCCTAGTGCATCGTTTTTTTTCCGCATTTCCTCAATAGTCAAAGGATTGCCAAGGCTATTAATGGTTGCATCAGCAAAAGCTTTAGGATCATTTAACTTTCTAAATGCCTTGCCTAATGTTGGGCCAAGTATATTGTCTTGGTCTCTTGCTTTTTTTAAGTTCTTTTTCATTTGCTCGTAGTATATACCCTCACTACTAACCTGCTTCGGGTCGCGTCTACCGTCAACCTCAAAACTAGAAGCCCTTTTTGTGTCTTTATCGTCAAGCTTGTATTTGTCAGCAACTTCGTATACTAAAGCTGTGCGGCAATTAATATGCAAAGGCGGTGTAAATGCTGATAGCTTTGGCGAGTCCTTAGCAATATAACGCTGGTCTAAACTTCTGCACTGTTTACTAGTGCGGGAATCTACAACAGCAATAAGCCTATAGCCTTTTATCATGTCATCATTTTGATTAACGAATTCTATACGTGCAGTGTTAGCGTAATGATTAGTACCAGTAATGGCGATTGATTTAGCAGACCTTAACGCCCGATTAAGTATATTCTTACTAGTAGTGCTTTTCTGTAATCGCATTTCACTAAATACATTATCAGCTATTTCGTTAATAGTTTGGCCTGAAACAAACCCCGCTTGCACTGCTGAATCAATTTCGTTACTCCACTTCTGCCAATAATTTTTAGTCATTGTTTTATAAGTGGTGTAAGAGTTGCCGCCTAAATGAATGGGCGTTGCTACAGCTACAGCGCTAACTTGTGCGGCAGTTGGTATAACCGTTTGAAAGTCATCATTCTCTATAACGTTTCGCATAGTAGCACTAGCAAGTTGCGCCTCTTCGATACCTATTTCACGATTAGATTTTTTTAGCTCCACAACATAAAGCTGTAATTGCTCTTTTGATATTTCGTCAATAGCTTTTTGTATTGCTGCTTGATTAGCTTTTGTCTTTGCTCTGTCTCTATAGCGATTGAATACGCGCTGAATACCTTCCTCTATTTTAGATAGGTAAGGAATAATAGCGTTACCCTGCGTAGCGCCTAGCCTTTGGAGGTAAACGGTGTGCTGGCTGTAAACGGTCGTTAGTATTTCAGATTGCACTAATCAACCTCGTCATTAATTTGCTGTTGTGCTACCTCTTGTGTCATACCTACCATCTCGGCTGCGTCCTGCTCTGCCTGGTCTTTTATCTCGTCATCTTCTAACGTAGTAAAGCCAACATTGCGCGCTGTTTCGTTTAGCGTTGCTTTAGGTAATACGCCTAGCTGAACCATTTCTATATGTTTAGCAATCATCTCAGGTGTCATTGTATCAGCAATAAAATCAGTGTTAATAACGTATGATGATTCCTGTGTACTACCTAAAAACATACTACACCAGGTTAAGCACGTTTCTATACCTGAATTAGCGTTTCTAACAATGCGCTTTAATGCGCTAACGCTTGCGTTCGTTTCTATTTCTTTTGCGCCTAATGTTTGGTTTGCTGAGTTATCAGTTACTAATTGAGCGCCAGCCATAACCATACGTAATTGATCACGCTCCATTTCAGCAGGCAAAGCGCCTGTCGCGTCAATTTGTAGTATCTCTACTTTATCGCCCTGCCTAAATAAGTTTCGCCCACTGCCTTGGACACTTACACCGTTAGGGTTTGCTTCGCTAAACTCGCCCCCGTCCATATCAGTGTAGATATTTGTCATCCCTTGACCATGGTAATGCAAGTTGTCGCGGTTATCACAATCTAAAACAAAATGACCTAAATTAGTGTTAGCTAAATCATATAAAGGCACTTTACTATAATGAGCAGTGTTAGCATCTGCGCCGAAGAATTGGAACGGGATATAATCAAGTGTTGAGCCATTGGCTATTGGTGTAACTTCGCTTATCAACTGGTCTTTGTCATCATAACGCTGGTTAACATAAACACCGTCAAGCATAACCAAACGCCTTACCTGCGTTTTATCTTCCCAATCAAATTGATTTTTTTGTACGCTAACAACCTCTAACAGTCTAACCTCTGCTAATTTATTACCGTCTAATCTGTAATAAACAATCTGGTCAGCGGTATATTGAATCATACGGGGTGCATTATCAG